CCTATCTAATAATATACCTTATACTGGACTAGTGCCAATATTAAAATGAAGTGGGCGTAGTGTGTAATTTGATTGGGTGGAGGTGTGGCTTTGGCGTGCTTGTAAGTTTGGGCGGATGAGGAAGTGGGGCGCGGCGTGGGAGCCGGGCGCGCCGGATGTGACGTTTTAGACGCCATTTTACACGGAAATGATGTTTTTTGGGCGTTGTTTGTGCAAATTTTGTGTTTTAGGCGCGAAAACTGAAATGCGGAAGTGAAAATTGATGACGGCAATTTTATTATAGGCGCGGAATATTTACCGAGGGCAGAGTGAACTCTGAGCCTCTACGTGTGGGTTTCGATACGTGAGCGACGGGGAAACTCCACGTTGGCGCTCAAAGGGCGCGTTTATTGTTCTGTCAGCTGATCGTTTGGGTATTTAATGCCGCCGTGTTCGTCAAGAGGCCACTCTTGAGTGCCAGCGAGAAGAGTTTTCTCTGCCAGCTCATTTTCACGGCGCCATTATGAGAACTGAAATGACTCCCTTGGTCCTGTCGTATCAGGAAGCTGACGACATATTGGAGCATTTGGTGGACAACTTTTTTAACGAGGTACCCAGTGATGATGATCTTTATGTTCCGTCTCTTTACGAACTGTATGATCTTGATGTGGAGTCTGCCGGTGAAGATAATAATGAACAGGCGGTGAATGAGTTTTTTCCCGAATCGCTTATTTTAGCTGCCAGTGAGGGGTTGTTTTTACCGGAGCCTCCTGTACTTTCTCCTGTCTGTGAGCCTATTGGGGGCGAATGTATGCCACAACTGCACCCTGAAGATATGGATTTATTGTGCTACGAGATGGGCTTTCCCTGTAGCGATTCGGAAGACGAGCAAGACGAGAACGGAATGGCGCATGTTTCTGCATCCGCAGCTGCTGCTGCCGCTGATAGGGAACGTGAGGAGTTTCAGTTAGACCATCCAGAGTTGCCCGGACACAATTGTAAGTCCTGTGAGCACCACCGGAATAGTACTGGAAATACTGACTTAATGTGCTCTTTGTGCTATCTGCGAGCCTACAACATGTTCATTTACAGTAAGTGTGCTATGGGAGGTGGGAGGTGATTTTTTTTTCTTAAGCAGTGAAAAATAATATTTTGTTGTTTTTAGGTCCTGTTTCCGATAATGAGCCTGAACCTAATAGCACTTTGGATGGCGATGAGCGACCCTCACCCCCGAAACTAGGAAGTGCGGTTCCAGAAGGAGTAATAAAACCTGTGCCTCAGCGGGTGACTGGGAGGCGTAGATGTGCTGTGGAAAGCATTTTGGATTTGATTCAAGAGGAAGAAAGAGAACAAACAGTGCCTGTTGATCTGTCAGTGAAACGCCCTAGATGTAATTAATGGACTTTGAGCACCTGGGCAATAAAATAGGGGTAATGTGGTTTTTGTGAGTCATGTATAATAAAACTGGTTTCGGTTGAAGTGTCTTGTTAATGTTTGTTTGGGCGTGGTTAAACAGGGATATAAAGCTGGGTTGGTGTTGCTTTGAATAGTTCATCTTAGTAATGGAGTTGGAAACTGTGCTGCAAAGTTTTCAGAGCGTTCGCCAGCTCTTGCAGTATACCTCTAAAAACACTTCAGGTTTTTGGAGGTATCTGTTTGGCTCTACCTTAAGCAAGGTGGTAAATAGGGTGAAAGAAGACTATAGAGAGGAATTTGAAAACATATTGGCCGACTGTCCAGGGCTTTTGGCTTCACTAGACCTTTGTTACCACTTGGTGTTTCAGGAAAAAGTGGTCAGATCCTTAGATTTTTCATCTGTGGGACGAACGGTTGCTTCTATTGCTTTTTTGGCAACCATATTGGATAAATGGAGCGAGAAATCCCACCTGAGTTGGGATTACATGCTGGATTACATGTCAATGCAGCTGTGGAGGGCATGGCTGAAGAGGAGGGTTTGCATTTACTCGCTGGCGCGGCCTTTGACCATGCCGCCGCTGCCGACGTTGCAAGAGGAGAAGGAGGAGGAGCGGAACCCTGCGGTGGTGGAGAAGTAAACATGGAACAACAGGTGCAAGAAGGCCATGTACTTGACTCTGGCGAAGGGCCTAGTTGCGCAGATGATAGAGATAAGCAGGAAAAAAAAGAAAGTTTAAAGGAAGCTGCTGTTCTTAGTAGGCTAACTGTTAATCTGATGTCCCGCCCGCGTTTGGAAACTGTATATTGGCAGGAGTTGCAGGATGAATTTCAGCGGGGTGATATGCATTTACAGTACAAATACAGTTTTGAACAATTAAAAACCCACTGGTTAGAGCCATGGGAGGATATGGAGTGTGCTATTAAAGCTTTTGCTAAATTGGCCTTACGTCCTGATTGTAGCTACAGAATTACTAAAACAGTAACCATTACTTCATGCGCCTATATTATAGGTAACGGGGCAATAGTTGAGGTAGATACAAGCGACAGAGTTGCTTTTAGATGTCGAATGCAGGGTATGGGCCCAGGGGTGGTGGGTTTGGATGGAATTACATTTATAAATGTTAGGTTTGCTGGAGATAAGTTTAAAGGCATTATGTTCGAAGCTAATACCTGTCTTGTCTTGCATGGTGTTTACTTTCTTAACTTTAGTAACATTTGTGTAGAGTCTTGGAATAAGGTTTCTGCTAGGGGCTGTACTTTTTATGGATGTTGGAAGGGTTTGGTGGGTAGACCAAAAAGTAAACTGTCTGTAAAAAAGTGTTTGTTTGAAAAATGTGTACTTGCTTTAATTGTAGAGGGGGATGCACATATTAGGCATAATGCAGCTTCAGAAAATGCCTGTTTTGTATTATTGAAGGGAATGGCTATTTTAAAGCATAATATGGTTTGTGGGGTGTCTGATCAAACTATGCGACGTTTTGTTACCTGTGCTGATGGAAATTGTCATACCTTAAAAACTGTTCATATTGTGAGCCACAGTAGACATTGTTGGCCTGTATGTGATCATAACATGTTTATGCGCTGTACCATACATTTAGGCTTAAGGCGGGGTATGTTTAGACCTTCCCAATGTAACTTCAGCCACTCAAACATTATGCTGGAACCTGAAGTGTTTTCTAGAGTGTGTTTAAATGGGGTATTTGATTTATCTGTGGAATTATGTAAGGTTATAAGATATAATGATGATACTCGACATCGTTGCCGACAGTGTGAGTGTGGTAGCAGTCATCTAGAACTTCGTCCCATTGTGCTAAATGTAACTGAGGAGCTGAGAAGTGACCACCTTACCCTGTCTTGCCTGCGGACTGACTATGAGTCAAGTGATGAAGACGACAACTGAGGTAAGTGGGTGGAGCTAGGTGGGATTATAAAAGGCTGGAAGTCAACTAAAAATTGTTTTTGTTCTTTTAACAGCACGATGAACGGAACTACTCAGAACAACGCTGCGCTTTTTGATGGAGGGGTTTTTAGCCCTTATTTGACTTCCAGGTTACCATATTGGGCCGGAGTACGTCAGAATGTGGTAGGATCTACAGTGGACGGTCGACCTGTGGCACCTGCAAATTCATCAACATTAACCTATGCAACTATTGGACCCTCGCCTTTGGATACCGCCGCCGCCGCTGCAGCTTCCGCGGCCGCTTCTACGGCTCGCAGTATGGCAGCTGATTTCAGCTTCTACAATCACTTGGCTTCGAATGCTGTGACACGCACCGCAGTTCGAGAGGACATTCTGACTGTTATGCTTGCCAAGCTTGAAACTCTAACTGCTCAGCTGGAAGAGCTATCGCAAAAGGTTGAGGAATTAGCTGATGCTACTACCCATACCCCAGCCCAACCTGTAACCCAATAAAGAAAAAACTTAAATTGAGATGGTGTTATGAATCTTTATTGATACTTGTTTTTTCTGACATGGTAAGCTCTTGACCACCGTTCCCTATCATTAAGAACACGGTGAATGTGTTCCAGTATTTTGTAAAGATGAGCCTGTATATTAAGGTACATTGGCATTAGGCCATCTTTGGGATGAAGGTAGGACCATTGAAGGGCTTCATGTTCCGGGTTAGTGTTGTAGATAATCCAGTCATAGCAACAACGCTGGGCATGGTGATTAAATATATCTTTTAACAACAAGCTAATTGCTAATGGAAGACCTTTAGTATAGGTATTGATAAAACGGTTAAGCTGGGTGGGATGCATCCGAGGTGACATGATATGAAGTTTTGATTGTATTTTGAGATTGGCAATGTTACCTGCCAAATCTCTTCTTGGATTCATATTGTGGAGAACCACGAAAACGGTGTAGCCAGTACACTTGGGAAATTTGTCATGGAGTTTAGAAGGAAAGGCATGGAAAAACTTGGAAACGCCTTTGTGACTTCCCAAATTTTCCATACACTCATCCATTATTATGGCAATTGGACCGCGAGCAGCGGCTTGAGCAAAAATGTTTTCTGGATCAGAAACATCATAGTTGTGGTCTAGAGTTAGGTCATCGTAGGACAACTTAACAAATTTAGGACACAGCGTTCCAGATTGTGGAATAATAGTTCCCTCTGGTCCTGGGACATAATTTCCCTCACAAATTTGCATTTCCCAAGATTTAATTTCAGATGGGGGAATCATGTCCACTTGCGGAACAATAAAAAAAACAGTTTCTGGAGCAGGTGTAACCAGCTGGGCAGAAAGCAAATTACGCAACAACTGAGACTTCCCACAGCCAGTGGGTCCATAAATTACCCCAATTACAGGTTGCAAGTGATAGTTTAACGAGGTGCAGCTGCCGTCTTCGTGGAGAAGCGGAGCCACTTCATTCATCATTTGTCGGACGCGGATGTTTTGCTTGGCCAGTTCCCCTAACAGACGCTCTCCGCCTAAGGAAAGTAACTCTTGTAAAGATTTGAAATTTTTAAGTGGCTTTAGGCCATCGGCCATAGGCATGTGGTCCAGGGTTTGCTTCAGCAGTTGCAAGCGATCCCATAGCTCAGTTATATTTTCTATGCCATCTCGATCCAGCAAACTTCCTCGTTGCGGGGGTTTGGCTGGCTGTTGCTGTAAGGAACGAGGCGGTGAGCATCCAAATGGACGAGGGTTTTGTCCTTCCAGGGACGTAATGTGCGCGTCAGGGTTGTTTCGGTCACGGTGAATGGATGCGCTCCTGGTTGAGCGCTGGCCAGTGTGCGCTTTAAACTGAGGCGGCTGGTGCTGAAGCGCGTGTCTTCTCCCTGTGCTTCGGCAAGGTAGCATTTTAACATAAGATCATAAGACAAAGCCTCTGTAGCGTGGCCTTTAGCCCGTATTTTTCCTTTGGAGGTGCTCCCGCAGTGAGGACACTGAAGGCATTTAAGGGCGTACAGTTTTGGAGCCAAAAAAACAGATTCTGGAGAATAAGCATCTGCGCCACAATAACTACAAACAGTTTCACATTCAACTGACCAGGTCAGCTCAGGACATGATGGATCAAAAACAAGTTTCCCTCCGTACTTTTTGATGCGTTTCTTACCTTGCGACTCCATAAGGCGGCGTCCTTTCTCTGTGACAAAAAGACTGTCAGTGTCTCCGTATACAGATTTAAGGGGTCTATCCTTCAGTGGTATTCCGCGGTCCTCCTCGTACAGGAATTCTGACCACTCTGACACAAAAGCTCTAGTCCAAGCAAGTACAAAGGAAGCCACATGGGAAGGGTACCGATCGTTGTTAATTAAAGGGTTAGAACTTTCTAAGGTGTGTAAACACATGTCTCCTTCTTCAGCGTCCATGAATGTGATTGGTTTGTAGGTGTAAGTCACGTGTTCACAATTTTCTGGTGGTGGGCTATAAAAAGGGGCGGGTCCTTGGTCTTCATCGCTTTCTTCTGCTTCGCTGTTTACGAGCGCCAACTGGTTGGGTGAGTACACGCGCTCAAAGGCAGGCATTACCTCTGTACTCAACGTGTCAGTTTCTATAAACGATGAGGATTTGATGTTTAATCGCCCCGCTGCAATTTCTTTCATTAGGCTTTCTTCCATTTGATCAGAAAAAACTATTTTTTTGTTATCTAGTTTGGTAGCAAAAGATCCGTACAAGGCATTGGAAAGCAGCTTGGCTATAGATCTTAGGGTTTGATTTTTGTCCCTATCGGCCCGTTCTTTTGCGGCAATATTGAGTTGCACATATTCGCGTGCCAGGCATTTCCAGGTGGGGAAAATGGTGGTGCGCTCGTCAGATAGCAAGCGTAAGCGCCACCCGCGATTATGCAGTGTAACCAGATCTACGCTGGTAACTACTTCACCGCGCAAGCTTTCATTGGTCCAGGCTAAACGACCGCCTTTTCTAGAACAAAAAGGAGGAAGAACATCCAACTGATTTTCATCTGGGGGGTCGGCATCTATAGTAAAAATGCCAGGACAAAGATTTTTGTCAAAATAATCAATTTTGCAAGTGTAATTTTCCAGCGCCACCTGCCATTGCCGCACGGCCAATGCCCGCTCATAGGGGTTAAGGGGAGGACCCCAAGGCATGGGGTGTGTGAGGGCCGATGCATACATGCCGCAAATATCATATACATATATGGGCTCTTTTAGTACTCCTATGTAAGTAGGATAGCACCTGCCGCCACGAATGCTGGCGCGAACGTAGTCATATAGCTCATGTGAAGGCGCCAGGATGTTGGGCCCAAGATGTGTGCGCTGTGGTTTTTCGGCGCGGTACAAAATTTGTCTGAAAATTGCATGAGAGTTAGAGGAAATGGTAGGACGCTGAAACACATTAAAATGTGCCGCGTCAAGACCCACTGCGTCAGTAACAAACTGGGCGTATGAGCTACGCAGTTTTTCTACCAATGAGGCAGTCACAAGTACATCCAGGGCACAATAGTTTAATGTTTCCCCGATAAGATTGTAATTTTTTTCTCCTTTTTTTTTCCATAGTTCTTGATTTAGGAGGTATTCCTCCTTATCCTTCCAGTACTCCTCCAGGGGAAACCCATTTGCATCTGCACGGTAAGAACCAAGCATATAAAACTGATTTACCGCCTTGTACGGACAACATCCTTTTTCTACAGGCAGGGCATACGCTTGTGCAGCCTTTCTTAAAGATGTATGAGTAAGAGCAAAGGTATCTCTGACCATTACTTTTAAATACTGGTATTTAAAATCTTGGTCGTCACACCCTCCGTGTTCCCACAGTAGGAAGTTAGTTCGCTTTTTGTAGTGGGGATTGGGAAGGGCAAAAGTAATATCATTAAATAATATTTTGCCAGCTCTTGGAATAAAATTTCTAGAAATTTTAAAGGGTCCAGGGACGTCCAAGCGGTTATTGATTACCTGAGCGGCAAGAACAATTTCATCAAATCCATTAATATTGTGTCCTACTATATACAACTCTACAAATCTTGGCTCACCCTTAATTGCAGGGGCTCTTTTAAGATCTTCGTAGGAAAGATCTTCAAGCGCGACTAGTCCGTTTTCTTCTTGAGCCCATTGAGACAAGTGTGGATTTTTTTGTAAAAAAGTCATCCAAAGATCAGTAGCTAAGGAGGTTTGTAAGCGGTTTCTATAGGTACGAAACTGTTGACCGACCTTCATTTTTTCTGGGGTTAAGCAGTAGAAAGTAGTAGAGTCTTTTTCCCATTGGTCCCATCCAAGTTCTAATGCAAGTTGTAAGGCATGTTTGACAAGATTGTCATCCCCAGACAGTTTCATCACCAGCATAAATGGGACAAGTTGCTTTCCAAATGCCCCCATCCAGGTGTAGGTTTCTACATCATAGGTAATAAAAAGGCGCTCAGTGCGAGGATGCGAACCGATTGGGAAAAAGTGGATCTCCTGCCACCAGTTGGAAGAATGGCTGTTGATGTGATGAAAGTAGAAATCTCGTCGGCGGACAGAGCATTCATGCTGATGTTTGTAAAAGCGTGCGCAGTGTTCGCATCGTTGCACGGGCTGTATCTGTTGAATGAGGTGTACCTGGCGGCCTCGCACCAGAAAGCAGATGGGAAAATCAATACCACTTGGCAGCTGCCGTTCGTCCTCTTCCTCTTCTGCTGCATTGCCACTACCGTTTGGATCCTCGAAAGCGAGAACGGAGAGGGTGACGGTGCCCCTCGACCTGCATGTCCAGATTTCAGCACGAGAGGGGCGGAAACGGGAAATCAGGGCGTACAGCCTGGAGCTGTCCATGGTATCAGTCAGAGAGAAAAGCATGTCCGCGGGGACAGCGCGCAAGTTGACTTCGCACAGGCGGGTAAGAGCAGGCTGGAGGTGCAGGTAATACTTAATTTCTAGAGGCGTGCCGTTGGCAGAGTCTATTGCGTGAAGTATTCCATGAGCCCGGGGACTAACCACGGTTCCACGGTGCACTTTTCCAATGCGCCTGCTTAAAATCGGCGGCGCGGACGAGCTCCCGGAGGAAGCGGCGGTTCGGGTCCTGCGGGAAGCGGGGGAAGCGGTATGTCGGCCTGACGCTCTGGCAGGGGAAGGTGTTGAGCCCGAAGTTGACTGGCATGGGCGACTACCCGGCGATTGATATCTTGAATCTGTCGGCGTTGTGTAAACACTACCGGCCCTGTTGTTTTGAACCTGAAAGAAAGTTCAACAGAATCAATCTCAGTGTCATTTACTGCAGCCTGTCTTAAAATCTCCTGAACGTCGCCTGAGTTATCTTGGTAGGCAATTTCTGCCATTAATTGATCAATTTCTTCCTCCTGGAGGTCTCCATGTCCCGCACGTTCAATAGTGGCTGCAAGGTCATTAGATATCCGACTCATAAGCTGTGAAAATGCGTTTAGTCCAATTTCGTTCCAGACTCGGCTGTATACTACCCCTCCTTCGCTGTCCCGAGCGCGCATAACCACTTGCGCCAAGTTGAGTTCCACGAGCCGTGCGAACACGCCGTAGTTGCGCAAGCGCTGAAACAGGTAGTTTAAGGTGGTGGCAACGTGTTCTGAGACGAAGAAATACAGAATCCACCGACGAAGCGTCAGCTCGTTGATGTCACCTAAGGCTTCAAGACGTTCCATGGCTTCGTAAAAGTCTACTGCAAAATTGAAAAACTGGGAGTTGCGAGCTGCCACCGTCAATTCTTCTTCCAACAGACGAATAAGCTCGGCCACCGTCTCGCGCACTTCTTGCTGAAATGCGCCCGGAACTATTTCTTGTTCTTCCTCTTCTACCTCCATTATTTCTTCCTCGACCACAGGTGGTGGGGGTTGTCTTCTTCGACGCCGGCGAACGGGCAGCCTGTCTACAAATCTTTCAATCATTTCGCCGCGACGGCGGCGCATAGTTTCGGTTACTGCTCGACCGTTTTCACGTGGTCGTAACTCAAAAACTCCACCTCTAAGTTCTGTTTCATGTAAAATGGGAAATGAGGCGTTGCGAGGGGCGTTAGGTAGGGATACAGCGCTGATTATGCATTTTATTATTTGCTGCGTAGGAACTCCGCGCAAGGAGCTAAGCGTCTGCATATCCACCGGGTCGGAGAACCTTTCAAGAAAGGCATCTAGCCAGTCACAGTCACAAGGTAGGCTAAGTTTTGTTTCTTCTAAAGTACCAGGAAGCTGAGCAATGCTACTAATAATGTAATTGAAGTAAGCTGTTTTAAGCCCACGAATGGTTTTAAGAAGCACCACATCTTTGGGTCCGGCTTGTTGAATTCGCAGGCGGTCTGCCATTCCCCACACGTCACTTTGACATCGTCCAAGATCTTTGTAGTAGTCTTGCATTAACCTTTCCACCTCTACCTCGCGGTTTCCGCGATCAGCCATGTGCGTGCTTCCGTAGCCTTGCAGCGGTTGTAATAAAGCTAAATCTGCCACTACCCGTTCCGCAAGCACTGCCTGTTGAATTTGGGTAAGGGTGGTTGCAAAGTCATCCACATCTACAAAGCGGTGATAAGCTCCTGCATTAATGGTGTAGCTGCAGTTTGTCATTACTGACCAATTAACAGTTTGCGTGCCTGGCTGTACAGTTTCTGTGTATCGCAAGCGTGAGTAAGCCCGAGAGTCAAAAACATAGTCATTGCAGGTGCGCACTAGGTATTGATAGCCCACAAGGAAATGAGGAGGAGGTTCGCGATACAACGGCCAGCCAAGCGTAGCCGCAGCACCTGGAGCGAGATCTTCCAACATGAGGCGGTGGTATTCATATATGTATCTGGACATCCATGTGATGCCGGCAGCGGTAGTTGTTGCTCGCATAAATTCGCGGGCTCGGTTCCAAATATTGCGCAGGGGTAAAAAGCGTTCAATAGTTGCCACGCTTTGACCGGTCAGGCGTGCGCAGTCTTGAATGCTCTGGACATGGAAAAAATGAAAGTTGGTAAGCGACTCCCTTCCGTGGTTTGGTGGAAAAGTCACAAGGGTACCATAGCGAGGAACCCCGGTTCGAAACCGGCAGGATCCGCTATGAGCACAAGTGAGGCGCTTGCGCGTTGAACCCGGCCAAGGACCCCCAGACACGGAGAGGAGTCTTTTTTTATTTATTTTTTCTTAGATGCATCCTGTCCTGCGACAAATGCGACCTCAGCCCAGGGCAACCACGGCCTCAGCAGCGGTGGCGCTTTCGGGCTCTGGCGAACAGGAAGAGCCTCAATGTCCTACATTGGAGTTGGAAGAAGGAGAAGGCATAGCCCGATTGGGCGCCCACTCTCCTGAGCGTCACCCAAGGGTGCAGCTCGCCCGGGACAGTCGCGTGGCATTTGTGCCTCGTCAGAACATGTTTCGCGACAACAGCGGGGAGGAAGCTGAGGAAATGCGAGACTGCAGGTTTAGGGCCGGTCGCGAGCTGCGCCGCGGATTTAATCGCGAGCGACTGCTGCGTGAGGAGGACTTTGAGCCAGATGAACATTCGGGGATTAGTTCTGCACGGGCCCATGTATCAGCAGCCAACTTAGTAACAGCATATGAACAAACGGTTACAGAGGAACGTAACTTTCAAAAAAGCTTTAATAACCATGTGCGCACACTAATAGCGCGAGAAGAAGTAGCCATTGGTTTAATGCATCTTTGGGACTTTGTAGAAGCTTATGTACATAATCCAGCAAGTAAACCCCTAACTGCCCAGCTGTTCTTAATAGTTCAACATAGTAGAGACAATGAAACTTTTAGGGATGCAATGCTTAACATAGCTGAACCCCAGGGTCGGTGGTTACTCGATTTAATTAACATTCTGCAGAGCATTGTGGTTCAGGAACGCAGTCTTAGTTTGGCAGACAAGGTGGCCGCCATTAATTACTCCATGTTAAGTTTGGGAAAGTTTTATGCTCGTAAAATCTACAAAAGTCCGTATGTTCCCATTGACAAGGAAGTGAAGATAGACAGCTTTTATATGCGCATGGCTTTAAAGGTACTAACATTAAGCGACGATCTTGGAGTGTACCGCAATGACCGAATCCACAAAGCAGTAAGCGCCAGTCGCCGCAGAGAGCTAAGCGACAAAGAGCTTATGCATAGCTTACAAAGGGCGCTGACGGGAGCAGGAACAGAGGACGAGTCGTTCTTTGATATGGGCGCAGACCTACGGTGGCAGCCAAGCGCTCGCGCTTTGGAGGCAGCTGGAGTGGCGTCTGCTGACGTCACTGGCGATGACGATGACGAAGACCAGTACGAGGACTGATCGGCCGTACCTTTTGTTAGATGCAGCGACCGGCGATCATCGCGGAGAGGGCTCCTAACCTGGATCCCGCGGTTTTGGCGGCCATGCAAAGCCAGCCTTCTGGCGTTACAGCTTCAGATGACTGGACAGCGGCCATGGATCGTATTATGGCTTTAACGGCGCGCAGTCCTGATGCTTTTCGCCAGCAGCCCCAAGCTAACCGCTTTTCGGCCATTTTGGAAGCAGTAGTGCCGTCTCGTACTAACCCTACTCACGAGAAAGTGTTAACCATTGTAAATGCTTTGTTGGATAGCAAAGCCATCCGCAAAGATGAGGCTGGTTTAATATACAACGCTTTGCTTGAGCGCGTGGCACGCTATAACAGTACCAATGTGCAGGCTAACTTAGACCGGATGGGTACAGATGTAAAGGAGGCGCTGGCTCAACGAGAGCGCTTTCATCGCGATGGTAATCTTGGTTCGCTAGTAGCATTAAACGCTTTTTTGAGTACTCAGCCGGCTAATGTTCCGCGTGGTCAGGAAGATTATACAAACTTCATCAGCGCCTTGCGACTAATGGTTACTGAAGTGCCTCAAAGTGAAGTGTATCAGTCTGGACCCGATTACTTTTTTCAAACGTCCAGGCAGGGTTTGCAAACCGTAAACTTAACTCAGGCTTTTAAAAATTTGCAAGGTTTGTGGGGGGTTCGTGCTCCAGTAGGCGATCGTTCAACTTTGTCCAGTTTACTAACACCAAACTCGCGCCTATTACTGTTGCTAATTGCCCCCTTTACCAACACCAACAGTTTAAGTCGAGATTCATACCTGGGTCACTTAGTTACTTTGTACCGCGAAGCCATTGGTCAAGCGCAGGTAGACGAACAAACTTATCAAGAAATAACCAGTGTTAGTCGCGCACTGGGCCAGGAGGACACTGGCAGTTTAGAGGCCACACTTAACTTTTTACTAACTAACCGTCGCCAGCAAGTGCCTCCTCAGTACACTTTAAATGCGGAAGAAGAACGCATATTGCGCTATGTACAGCAATCTGTAAGTTTGTATCTTATGCGTGAGGGTGCCACCCCCAGTGCCGCCTTAGACATGACAGCGCGCAATATGGAGCCGTCCTTCTACGCTTCCAATCGAGCTTTCATTAATCGCTTGATGGATTACCTTCACCGCGCTGCGGCCATGAACGGGGAATACTTTACAAATGCAATTCTAAATCCGCATTGGTTGCCCCCTCCTGGATTTTACACTGGTGAATTTGATTTGCCGGAAGGAAATGATGGCTTTTTGTGGGATGATGTTACGGACAGTCTGTTTAGTCCTGCAGTTATTGGACACCATGGTAAAAAGGAAGCAGGTGATGAAGGTCCCTTGCTTGACTCTCGGGCGAGTTCTCCATTCCCCAGTTTAACTAGTTTACCCGCCAGTGTTAACAGCGGTCGTACCACCAGACCCCGACTAACAGGTGAAAGTGAATACTTAAATGACCCCATCTTGTTTCCAGTGCGCGACAAAAATTTTCCCAACAATGGCATAGAAAGTTTGGTAGATAAAATGTCTCGCTGGAAAACATATGCACAAGAGCGGCGAGAATGGGAGGAAAGACAGCCAAGACCAGTTCGCCCTCCTAGGCAACGTTGGCAGCGACGCAAAAAAGGGGCACATGCGGGGGATGAAGGAAGCGATGACTCAGCTGACGACAGTAGTGTATTAGATTTAGGAGGGTCAGGAAACCCATTTGCTCATTTGCGCCCACAGGGTTGCATAGGGTCATTGTATTAAATTGAATAAAAGCATACTTACCAAAGCCATGGCGACCAGTGTTCGTCTTATTTTCCTTCTTCCGTTAGCTGTGAAATGAGGCGCGCGGTGGAACTGCAGACAGTGGCTTTTCCTGAGACACCACCTCCCTCTTACGAAACCGTGATGGCAGCGGCGCCACCCTACGTGCCTCCCCGCTATTTGGGTCCTACGGAGGGAAGAAACAGTATCCGTTACTCGGAATTGTCACCGTTGTACGATACCACTCGAGTGTACTTGGTGGACAACAAGTCTTCTGACATTGCTTCATTGAATTACCAGAATGATCACAGCAACTTTTTAACCACTGTAGTGCAAAATAATGACTATTCCCCTATAGAGGCTGGCACGCAAACTATTAACTTTGATGAAAGGTCTAGATGGGGTGGAGATTTAAAAACCATCTTACATACCAACATGCCAAACGTGAACGATTTTATGTTTACCACCAAATTTAAGGCCAGGGTAATGGTGGCTAGGAAAACAAACAACGAAGGCCAAACCATTTTAGAATATGAGTGGGCAGAATTTGTGCTACCCGAGGGTAACTATTCGGAAACCATGACTATTGACTTAATGAACAATGCTATTATTGAGCATTATTTGCGAGTAGGAAGACAGCATGGAGTGCTGGAAAGTGACATTGGAGTTAAGTTTGACACCAGAAACTTTCGTCTGGGTTGGGACCCCGAAACCCAATTAGTAACTCCGGGAGTGTACACTAATGAGGCTTTTCATCCAGATATAGTACTGCTTCCAGGTTGCGGGGTTGATTTTACAGAGAGCAGATTAAGCAACATACTAGGTATAAGAAAGAGGCAGCCGTTTCAGGAAGGATTTGTGATTATGTATGAACACTTAGAGGGAGGCAATATTCCAGCTCTTTTGGATGTAAAAAAATACGAAAACAGTCTGCAGGATCAAAACACTGTAAGAGGAGACAACTTTATTGCCTTAAATAAGGCTGCTAGGATTGAACCGGTTGAAACAGACCCCAAAGGACGCAGTTACAACTTGCTTCCAGACAAAAAAAATACTAAATATCGCAGCTGGTATTTGGCATACAACTACGGAGACCCAGAAAAAGGAGTTCGGTCATGGACTCTACTAACAACTCCAGATGTAACAGGCGGCTCCGAACAGGTGTACTGGTCCCTACCCGATATGATGCAAGATCCGGTGACTTTTCGCTCCTCGCGTCAAGTTAGCAACTATCCTGTAGTTGCAGCAGAATTACTGCCAGTTCATGCTAAAAGCTTCTACAACGAGCAAGCCGTCTACTCACAGCTTATTCGCCAGTCAACCGCGCTTACGCGCGTGTTTAATCGCTTTCCCGAGAACCAGATACTGGTGCGTCCACCAGCCGCTACCATCACTACCGTCAGTGAAAACGTTCCCGCCCTTACAGATCACGGGACCCTGCCGCTGCGTAGCAGTATCAGTGGAGTTCAGCGAGTCACCATCACTGACGCCCGCCGCCGGACCTGTCCCTACGTTTACAAAGCACTGGGCATAGTTTCTCCACGAGTGCTTTCTAGTCGCACTTTTTAAAAAAGTGTGGTAACATGTCCATTTTGGTTTCGCCAAGTAACAACACGGGCTGGGGACTGGGTGCCGCCCGCATGTATGGAGGAGCTAAAACAAGGTCTAGCCAACATCCAGTGCGCGTACGCGGACATTACCGAGCTCCATGGGGCGCGCATACCCGAGGACGCACTGGTCGCACCACTGTAGACGATGTTATTGACTCGGTAGTGGCCGATGCTCGCAAGTACCGCGCGCCCGCTGAAACAGCAGGGTCTACTGTTGATGCAGTAATTGATGAGGTAGTGGCAAACGCGCGGGCTTATGCAAGGCGCCGCAGACGGCTGCGTCGCCGGCGTAGACCAACCACCGCCATGCGCGCGGCCAGAGCGTTGGTTCGACGGGCCAGGCGCATTGGGCGGCGAGCTATGATGCGGGCAGCCAGGCGGGCTGCAACGCCTGCCGGTCGAGCGCGGAGACGGGCCGCAGCTGCGGCCGCAACAGCTATTGCAAACCTAGCTGCTCCGCGACGAGGAAATGTATACTGGGTGCGCGACTCAGTGACCGGGACGCGTGTGCCAGTTCGTACGCGTCCACCTCACCCTTAGAAGACAAAGAGTGACTCAATGTCTGTTATGTATGCCCAGCATGACCAAACGCAAGTTCAAAGAAGAGCTGCTGCAGGCCTTAGCGCCTGAAATATATGGCCCATCGGATAACCTTACCAAGCGCGATATCAAGCATGTTAAAAAACGGGAAAAAAAAGAGGAAGAAGTCGCCGCGGCGTCAGCAGACGGCGTCGAGTTTGTGCGCTCATTTGCGCCCAGACGTAGGGTACAGTGGAAGGGACGGCAAGTAAAACGCATTTTGCGACCGGGCACCACAGTGGTTTTTTCTCCCGGAGAGCGAACGATTATGCGTCCCCTAAAGCGCGAGTACGACGAAGTGTACGCAGACGATGACATTTTGGAGCAAGCGGCACAACAGACTGGGGAATTTGCATATGGAAAAAAAGGGCGTTACGGAGACAAAATTGCTATTCCTTTGGACGAGGGAAATCCAACACCCAGTTTAAAGGCTGTCACTTTGCAACAAGTGTTGCCCGTCCTTGGGCCTTCGGAAGAAAAGCGTGGAATTAAAAGGGAAGCCATGGATGAATTGCAGCCTACAATGCAACTGATGGTGCCTAAGCGGCAAAAGTTAGAGGACGTACTAGAGCACATGAAGGTGGATCCTAGCGTACAGCCAGATGTAAAAGTACGTCCGATAAAAAAGGTAGCTCCAGGATTGGGAGTTCAAACAGTGGACATTCAAATTCCTGTGCAAACTGCATTGGGTGAAACTATGGAAATCCAAACTTCGCCAATAAAAACAACGGTGAACGCAAGCGTGCAAACAGACCCTTGGTACCCGCCAGTGCTTTCAACAAAAAAAAAGCGTCACTACAGACAAACAAGTTCGCTTTTGCCAGACTACGTTTTACATCCTTCCATTGTGCCCACGCCTGGGTACCGTGGGACAACTTTTCAGCGCCGAGCCACAGCCCCTAGCCGTAGACGAGGTCCATCACGCCGTAGACGTCGACGCAAAGCCACTTTAGCCCCAGCGGCAGTACGTCGCGTTGTACAAAGGGGGCGCACACTAATACTTCCATCCGTGCGTTACCACCCTAGCATTCTCTAACAAGCTGCGCTGCCGTTTTTTCAGATGGCTCTTACTTGCCGAATGCGCATACCCATTCCAGGATACAGAGGACGACCCCGCCGGAGGAAAGGGCTGACCGGGAACGGTCGATTTCGGCGGCGTAGTATGCGCAGACGCATGAAGGGTGGGGTGCTGCCCTTCCTAATTCCACTTATTGCTGCGGCCATTGGAGCCGTTCCCGGAATTGCCTCAGTAGCCTTGCAGGCTTCTCGAAAAAATTAAAATAAAATAAAACTTCCAACTTATTACTGGTACTATGACTGTTTTATGCAGACTAAATGGAAGACATCAATTTTTCGTCGCTGGCCCCGCGACACGGCACGCGGCCGTACATGGGCACCTGGAACGAGATCGGCACGAGCCAGCTGAACGGGGGCGCCTTCAATTGGAACAGTATCTGGAGCGGTCTTAAAAATTTTGGTTCCACGATTAAGACATATGGCACCAAGGCGTGGAACAGCCAAACCGGCCAGATGCTAAGGGACAAGTTAAAAGACCAAAATTTTCAACAGAAAGTTGTAGATGGTCTGGCTTCGGGAATTAATGGAGTTGTAGACATAGCCAATCAGGCTGTACAGAAAAAAATTGCCAACCGTTTAGAGCCGCGGCCCGACGAGGTAATGGTAGAGGAAAAGCTGCCACCTCTAGAAACTGTGCCCGGATCCGTTCCAACCAAAGGAGAAAAGCGGCCACGGCCGGATGCAGAGGAAACCTTAGTAACGCACACAACAGAACCGCCGTCCTATGAGGAAGCAATAAAACAAGGAGCCGCTCTGTCACCTACCACCTATCCCATGACCAAGCCTATTTTACCCATGGCTACTAGAGTGTATGGAAAAAACGAAAATGTGCCTATGACCCTTGAGCTGCCTCCTTTGCCAGAACCCACTATCGCGGATCCCGTAGGTTCCGTTCCTGTTGCATCTGTTCCAGTTGCATCGACAGTGAGCCGTCCAGCAGTGCGGCCTGTTGCCGTGGCTAGCTTGCGAAACCCACGATCCAGTAATTGGCAAAGTACCCTAAACAGTATTGTGGGACTGGGAGTAAAGTCTCTCAAACGCCGACGCTGCTACTAACATTAAAAGACGAGTGTTAATTCCCATCTGTGTATACGCCTCCTATGTTAGCGCCAGAGGACCAACGCGTGAATCGCAGTCACCACCAGCGCTTTCAAGATGGCCACTCCCTCGATGATGCCGCAGTGGTCTTACATGCACATCGCCGGTCAGGATGCCTCGGAGTACCTGAGTCCCGGTCTGGTGCAATTCGCCCGCGCCACGGACACCTACTTCACCCTGGGAAACAAGTTTAGAAACCCCACCGTGGCTCCCACCCATGATGTTACCACCGATCGCTCGCAGCGTCTGACGCTGCGTTTTGTGCCCGTGGATCGGGAAGATACTACCTACTCCTACAAGGCTCGCTTTACGCTGGCTGTGGGTGACAACCGCGTGTTAGACATGGCTAGTTCTTACTTTGACATTCGAGGGGTACTGGATCGTGGTCCCAGTTTTAAGCCCTATTCCGGAACCGCCTACAATTCTTTGGCACCAAAAGGCGCTCCTAATGCTTCACAATGGTCAGATAACGCTAAGCTTAATACCTTTGCTCAGGCGCCGTATCTTAGCGACACTATCACCGCCGCCGATGGTATTAAAGTTGGAACAGACACCGCCCAGGCAGGCGCGGCGGTGTATGCCAACAAAACTTATCAGCCAGAGCCGCAAGTAGGACCAAGTGAATGGAACACCAGCATTGAAAACGTTAAAGCTGGCGGGAGGGCATTAAAGCAAACCACTGCAATGCAGCCGTGCTATGGCTCCTACGCTCGTCCAACCAACGAACACGGAGGACAATCCAAGGATGACAACATTGAACTTAAGTTCTTTGATTCAGCTAACAATGCAGCAAACACTGCTCAAGTTGTGTTCTATACCGAAGACGTAAACCTTGAAATGCCAGACACGCATCTTGTGTTTAAGCCTACTGTTACCAATGGAACAATTGCTTCTGAGTCGCTGTTGGGACAGCAAGCAGCGCCAAATAGAGCAAACTACATTGCATTCAGAGATAATTTTATTGGCCTGATGTATTACAACAGTACAGGCAACATGGGTGTATTGGCCGGGCAAGCTTCCCAACTTAACGCAGTAGTAGACCTGCAAGACAGAAATACAGAGCTGTCATACCAGTTAATGCTGGATGCTTTGGGAGACAGAACACGGTACTTTTCCTTGTGGAATTCCGCAGTGGACAGTTACGACCCTGACGTTCGCGTTATTGAGAATCACGGGGTAGAGGATGAACTACCAAATTATTGCTTTCCTCTTAGCGCAGTAGGTGAAATAAAAAATTACAAAGGCATTAAGCCAGATAACGGAGGAGGAGGTGGCTGGACTGCCGACAACACTGTCAGTGAAGCAAACCACATAGGCATTGGGAATATAGCCGCCATGGAAATTAATTTGCAGGCTAATTTGTGGAGAAGCTTCTTGTACTCAAATGTGGGCTTATACCTACCAGACGACTTAAAATACACTCCAGGAAACATAAAACTACCTGATAACAAGAACACCTACGAGTACATGAACGGGCGTGTGACTGCCCCGGGGTTGGTGGATACCTATGTCAATATCGGCGCTCGCTGGTCCCCAGATGTGATGGATAATGTAAACCCTTTTAACCACCACCGAAACGCAGGGTTGCGCTACAGATCCATGTTGCTAGGCAATGGGAGATTTGTTCCTTTTCACATTCAGGTGCCGCAAAAATTTTTTGCCATCAGAAATTTGTTGCTGTTGCCCGGTTCCTACACTTACGAATGGAACTTTAGAAAGGATGTAAACATGATTCTTCAGAGCACACTGGGAAATGATCTTCGGGTGGACGGAGCCAGCGTTCGCTTTGACAACATTGCCCTGTATGCTAACTTTTTTCCCATGGCACATAACACAGCTTCTACTTTAGAAGCCATGTTAAGAAATGACACCAACGACCAGTCTTTTAACGATTATTTGTGTGCTGCAAACATGCTGTATCCCATCCCAGCTAACGCCACCAGCGTGCCCATTTCAATACCTTCGCGAAATTGGGCGGCATTTAGAGGCTGGAGCTTTACTCGCCTAAAAACTAAAGAAACTCCTTCCCTGGGTTCAGGGTTTGACCCCTACTTTGTATACTCTGGAACCATTCCCTATTTAGACGGCACCTTTTACCTAAACCACACTTTTAAGAAGGTGTCAATCATGTTTGACTCCTCCGTGAGTTGGCCTGGAAATGACCGTTTGCTAACCCCAAATGAATTTGAAATAAAGCGTTCTGTGGATGGGGAGGGATACAATGTGGCCCAATGCAATATGACTAAGGATTGGTTCCTAATACAAATGCTTAGTCATTACAACATTGGATACCAAGGTTTTTACATTCCAGAGAGCTACAAGGACCGCATGTATTCTTTCTTTAGAAACTTTCAGCCCATGAGTAGGCAAGTTGTGGATACCACAGAATATAAGAACTACAAAAAAGTAACCGTAGAGTTTCAACATAACAACTCAGGATTCGTGGGATACCTGGGCCCCACTATGCGGGAGGGACAAGCTTACCCCGCCAACTATCCCTACCCTCTTATAGGCCAAACAGCTGTGGAAAGCATCACACAGAAAAAGTTTCTATGCGATCGTGTTATGTGGCGCATCCCATTTTCTAGTAACTTCATGTCTATGGGGGCGCTAACGGATCTTGGGCAAAATATGCTGTACGCAAACTCAGCCCATGCTCTAGACATGACATTTGAGGTGGATCCAATGGATGAGCCTACCCTTCTTTATGTTTTATTTGAAGTTTTCGACGTGGTACGCATTCACCAGCCACACCGCGGCGTCATTGAAGCGGTCTACCTGCGCACGCCCTTCTCGGCGGGTAACGCTACCACCTAAGAAGGCACCCTCCCAGACTGCTGTAATGGGTTCAAGCGAACAGGAGCTGACGGCCATTGTTCGAGATCTAGGCTGTGGACCCTATTTTTTGGGAACCTTTGACAAACGTTTTCCGGGTTTTGTGTCTCGCGACCGCTTATCATGTGCTATTGTTAACACTGCCGGTCGCGAAACTGGGGGCGTACACTGGCTGGCTTTTGGATGGAACCCCAAATCGCACACTTGCTATTTATTCGATCCATTTGGATTTTCTGATCAACGACTAAAACAAATCTATCAGTTTGAGTACGAAAGTCTGTTGCGCCGTAGTGCGCTAGCGGCCACTAAAGACCGATGCGTTACCCTAGAAAAGTCAACCCAAACTGTACAAGGACCGTTTTCTGCAGCGTGCGGCCTGTTTTGTTGTATGTTCTTACACGCTTTTACTCACTGGCCTGACCATCCAATGGATAAAAATCCCACTATGGACCTACTTACTGGGGTGCCTAATTGTATGCTACAAAGTCCTCAGGTAGTGGGCACATTGCAACGCAATCAGAATGAATTGTATAAATTCTTAAACAATCTGTCCCCTTACTTTCGTCACAACCGCGAGCGCATAGAAAAAGCTACATCTTTTACTAAAATGCAAAATGGACTCAAATAAACGTGTACACAATGCATTAATAATAAAACCATTTTATTAGCTCATTGGAGTACAAGCTTGACTGTTTTATTAAAAATCAAATGGCTCTTCGCGACAGTCGCCGTGGTTGGTGGGCAGGGATATGTTTCTGTACTGCAAACGCTGATGCCACTTGAATTCTGGAATAACAAGCCTAGGGGGGGAGCCGTCAAAATTTTCTCCCCACAGCTGGCGCACAAGTTGCAGGGCGCCCATAACATCAGGAGCAGAAATCTTGAAGTCGCAATTAGGGCCAGCATTGCCGCGCGCATTGCGATAAACTGGATTTGCGCACTGAAAAACCAACAAACACGGATACTTAATACTGGCTAACGCTCCAGGGTCGGTTACTTCGTTGATATCAATGTTATCCACATTGCTGAGGTTAAAAGGAGTGATTTTACACAGTTGACGCCCCATCCGTGGCAGGCCATCTTGCTTGTTTAAACATTCGCAGCGCACTGGCATAAGGAGACGTTTTTGCCCATGTCGCATGTGAGGGTAGTCGGCCAGCATAAAAGCTTCAATTTGCCTAAAAGCTATTTGAGCCTTCATTCCTTCAGAATAAAACAAGCCGCAGGACTTTCCGGAGAAAGAATTATTCCCGCAGCCAACATCATGAAAACAGCAGCGGGCATCGTCGTTTTTAATTTGAACTACATTACGCCCCCAGCGGTTTTGCGCCACCTTGGCTTTCGAGGGGTTCTCTTTCAACGCTCGTTGCCCACTTTCGCTGGTTACATCCATTTCCACCAAATGCTCTTTGCGCACCATCTCCATTCCATGCAGGCATCTAAGCTCCCCTTCGCGCTCGGTACACTTATGCTCCCACACGCAGCAACCGGTGGGTTCCCAGGAATTCTGTTGGACACCGGCATAAGCTTGCATATATCCTTGCAAAAAGCGTCCCATGAGCTCCTGAAAGGTTTTTTGGGATGAAAAAGTCAGCTGCAAACCGCGCTTTTCTTCGTTGAGCCATGTTGTGCATATTTTCTTGTACACGCTGCCCTGATCCGGCAAAAAACGAAAGGTGGCGCGCTCGTCGTGATCCACATGGTACTTTTCCATTAGCATAGCCATGGCTTCCATGCCTTTTTCCCAAGCTGAAACTAGGGGCTGGCTTGCCGGATTGCGAACAACAACAACATTCTTTTCATTTTCGTCGCTGTTTTGAGCGGAAGCCTTCAAAACGTGTACCTGCCTGGTTTCCATTTTTTGAAAAGACTGAGAACCGTCTGCATGATGCATAATGCGGACGGGCGGCATGCTGAAACCCATTACTCCTAAAACTGCTCTTGGTGGTTCTGCCTCTTCTTCTTCTGCACTCTCTGGGGAAAGAGGTATCGCAGCCATAGATTTCTTGACTTTTTTCTTTGGAGGTAAAGGCACAGCTTCCAGTTCTTCTTCGCTTTCGGAATCCAGAAAGTATCTGCCCATTTTTGGCGGCGGCGGCTGAGCGCTGCGGTCTGGGGTGCGCTCCCTCTGTGAGTGCTGATTGCTGGCCATTATTTAATCCTAGGCAAAGAAACACATGATGGATCTGGAGCCACAGGAAAGCTTAACCGCCCCCACCGCTCCCGCCATTGGCGCTACGGCTGTCATGGAGAAGGACAAAAGTCTACTCATACCCCAAGACGCACCGGTTGAGCAGAACTTGGGCTACGAGACTCCCCCCGAGGAATTTGAAGGCTTTCTTCAAATCCAAAAGCAACCAAATGAGCAAAACGCTGGGCTCGAGGACCATGACTACCTAAACGAGGGAGATGTCCTGTTTAAACATCTACAGCGACAAAGCACTATCGTTCGCGACGCCATATCTGATCGCTCTTCAATACCAGTTTCAATTGCAGAACTATCTTGCATCTACGAACGCAACCTGTTCTCCCCACGTGTGCCCCCTAAACGGCAAGCCAACGGCACATGCGAGCCAAATCCTCGCCTTAACTTCTACCCAGTTTTTGCAGTGCCAGAAGCACTGGCAACATACCATATTTTCTTTAAAAATCACAAAATACCCCTATCCTGTCGAGCTAACCGCAGCCGCGCAGATGAGCTTCTTGCTTTAAGGGCTGGCGCTTCCATACCTGGGATTGTGTCCTTGGAAGAGGTGCCTAAAATTTTTGAAGGTTTAGGTCGGGATGAAAAACGAGCAGCAAATGCCCTGCAAAAAGAAAATGAACAAAATCACCATGGGAATAGTGCTCTAATAGAACTGGAAGGTGACAATGCCCGCCTGGCAGTTTTAAAGCGCAATATTGAGGTTACTCACTTTGCCTACCCGGCAGTAAATCTTCCGCCAAAGGTAATGAGCGCAGTGATGAATCAGCTACTAATTAAGCGAGCCCAACCCATTGACAAAGATGCAAACTTGCAAGACCCGGAGGCAACAGATGATGGAAAGCCGGTTGTAAGCGACGAGCAATTAACTAAGTGGTTGGGAACAGACAATTCCAACGAACTACAACAGCGGCGTAAACTCATGATGGCCGCCGTACTTGTAACTGTGGAACTCGAGTGCATGCATCGTTTTTTCTCCGACATCACCACATTGCGCAAAATTGAGGAATGTCTTCACTACACTTTCCGCCATGGCTACGTGCGCCAAGCCTGTAAAATTTCTAATGTGGAGCTGAGCAATCTAGTTTCTTACATGGGCATCTTGCATGAAAACCGATTGGGACAGAACGTGCTACACTCAACACTACGCGATGAAGCACGCAGAGATTACGTGCGAGACTGCATTTACCTTTTCCTGTTACATACCTGGCAAACTGGGATGGGTGTTTGGCAGCAATGCTTGGAAGAAAAAAACCTTCGAGAACTAAACAAACTGTTAGACAGAGCACTAAAATCCCTATGGACCGGTTTTGACGAACGGACAGTAGCTGCAGAGCTAGCTGACATAATTTTCCCAGAAAGGTTAATGATAACCTTGCAAAACGGCTTGCCTGACTTTATGAGTCAAAGTATGCTGCACAATTATCGCTCTTTTATATTAGAGCGTTCTGGGATGCTTCCTAGCATGTGTTGTGCACTTCCTTCAGATTTTGTGCCTATATATTTTAGAGAGTGCCCCCCTCCCCTGTGGAGCCACTGCTACTTACTACGACTTGCTAACTACCTAGCTTACCACTCAGACCTTATGACAGATTCAAGCGGCGAAGGCCTAATGGAGTGTCACTGCCGCTGCAATCTTTGCACCCCCCACCGTTCTTTGGTTTGCAATACTGAACTATTAAGTGAAAGTCAAGTCATTGGTACCTTCGAAATGCAGGGACCGCAGTCTGACAGCAATTTCACGACGAACCTAAGACTTACCCCTGGGCTTTGGACTTCTGCCTACCTGCGCAAATTTGAACCCCAAGATTACCACGCCCACAGTATCAATTTTTACGAAGACCAATCCAAACCCCCAAAAGCGCCACTAACGGCTTGCGTCATTACGCAGGGAAAAATTCTAGCCCAATTGCATGCTATTAAGCAAGCGCGCGAAGAGTTTTTACTTAAAAAAGGACACGGAGTGTACCTTGATCCCCAAACCGGCGAGGAACTAAACCTTCCATCACCTTTGTGTGCTACTGCGTCTCCCCATTCGCAGCATGTCCCCGAAAGCCGCAAAACAGGCTATTGCGCAGCAACGCTCAAAGAAACAGCAGCAACGGCAGGAAATCTGGGAGGAAGAATCTTGGGAGAGTCAGGCAGAGGACGAGGTCGAGGACTTGGAAGAATGGGAGGAGGAGGAGGCGGACAGCCTAGACGAGGATCCAGAGGAGGAGGAGGAAGGTTCCAAGGACGGAGCGACCGCCGCCAAACCGTCGCTTTCAACCAAGCCCTCTCCAATGAAACCCGCTGTGAGCAAATCTCAGAAAGCCAACCGTAGATGGGACACCATTGAAACCAGCGCCGCAAACTTGGGTAAGAATCGCAAGCAGGCGCGTCGGGGCTACTGCTCATGGCGGGCTCACCAAAGTAATATTGTAGCCTGCTTTCAGCACTGCGGGGGGAATATCTCATTTGCAAGGCGGTATTTGCTATACCATGATGGAGTGGCGATTCCAAGGAATGTCCTCCATTACTACCGTCATCTCTACAGCCCCTTTGAAGAGCTCGACAAGGAACCGACCTGCAACAGCCAAGCGGCCCACTAGAATCGGCAACAGCAGCAACAAGGAAAGTCCTGAGGCGCGCGAGTTAAGAAAACGCATTTTTCCCACTTTATATGCTATTTTTCAGCAGAGTCGAGGTCAAGAACACGAACTGAAAATAAAAAACCGTTCCCTGCGTTCACTTACCCGCAGCTGTCTCTACCTCAAAAGCGAAGATCAGTTGCAACGCACCTTGCAGGACGCAGAAGCTCTGTTCAATAAATACTGCTCCCTCTCGCTTAAAGAGTAAAAAAAGCCCGCGCGCGGACTTTCAACAGGCGGGAAAAGTGACGTCACAACAAGATGAGTAAAGATATTCCCACGCCTTACATGTGGAGCTTTCAACCCCAAATGGGACTGGCGGCCGGCGCGGCTCAAGACTATTCTAGCAAAATGAATTGGTTAAGCGCCGGACCCCACATGATTTCCAGGGTGAATGGGGTACGAGCCCGGCGTAACCAAATACTGCTAGAACAAGCCGCTCTCACCGCTACACCACGTAATCAACTTAACCCTCCCTCTTGGCCAGCTGCCCTGATATATCAGGAAAATCCCCCTCCTACCACTGTACTTTTGCCTCGCGACGCCCAGGCCGAAGTCCATATGACTAACGCTGGGGCACAGCTTGCGGGCGGTGCACGTCACAGTTTCAGGTATAAAGGTCGCACTGAGCCCTATCCGTCTCCAGCTATAAAAAGAGTACTCATCAGAGGGAAAGGTATTCAGCTGAACGACGAAGTCACATCGCCATTGGGAGTCAGACCCGACGGAGTGTTTCAGCTCGGAGGGTCCGGACGTTCCTCCTTTACCGCTCGTCAAGCCTACCTGACACTACAGAGCTCATCCTCAGCTCCGAGATCTGGTGGTATTGGAACTCTCCAATTTGTGGAGGAATTTACTCCATCTGTTTACTTCAATCCTTTTTCGGGCTCGCCTGGACACTATCCTGACGCCTTCATACCCAACTTTGACGCAGTGAGTGAATCTGTGGATGGCTATGATTAATGTCTAATGGAGCGGCTGACAGAGCGCGGCTGCGACATTTAGACCACTGTCGCCAACCTCACTGCTTTGCTCGAGACATCTGTGTCTTTACCTACTTTGAGCTTCCAGAGGAGCACCCCCAGGGGCCAGCTCACGGTGTCAGAATAACAGTTGAAAAAGGAATTGATACACACCTCATTAAATTTTTCACCAAACGCCCGCTATTGGTGGAAAAAGATCAAGGAAATACTATATTAACTTTATATTGCATTTGTCCTGTTCCCGGATTACATGAAGATTTCTGCTGTCATTTGTGTGCTGAATTTAATCATCTGTAGTGGCGCTGTACCGCCTGAAGAAGAACCTAACTGTCATCCGCATTTAAGCAACATTAAAATCAACCTTTCGATCCCTCATATCACTCTTCGCTGCAGTTTTTTTTCCACACATCTCACCTGGACCTTTAACGGAAAACACGTTACCAATACAGATATAAAGTTTAAACTACACAAAGAAAACATCACTCTATTTCAACCTATTAACCTGGGATACTACCGCTGCTCAGCTCCACCCTGTACGCAAGCATTTTTTGTTGCTCCAGTTATTGACAAACGCCCTGCTCCGACAACAGCTGCTGTCACTGAGCACATCACCGAGGCAGTTTCTCCTTCTAAAGGTACAGAGGAAATTGTGTACTTTTCAAACTTTACAAACCACTTAGTTTTAAATTGTTCCTGTTCTAACTCCTTAATTTCATGGTTTGCTAACAGCTCTCTGTGCAAAACTTTCTACCAAGGAAAACTTTTGTATTCTGCTAAACTCACATTGTGTAACCAGAGCACCCCTTCCCACCTTACTCTATTGCCACCTTTTGTTGCCGGTCGTTACTTTTGCATAGGAGCTGCACGTACTAGCCCCTGTCAACAGCATTGGAATTTAACTTACTGTCCCCCACCAGTGTCGCCCTTTGTGATCAATACTGAATATTTAGACTATAATCCCTTGCTTGCTTACGGCGGTCTCGCAGCTCTTATTTTATTCCTGATTTCTAACTTGTTTCTAGTGCAACATTTGTATTCATACTAACAATGCTTTCCATTTTTCTTTTATTTCTCTTTTCTTTACCTTCTGGCTTGTATGCTCAAACAGCCGAAAGACCACTAAAAGTCGTGGTGGAAGCTGGCCATAATGTAACCCTTCCCCACCTTTCTGGTTCACACCAAACTGGCCATGTTACTTGGCTAGTAGAGACATCAGATTATGGTTCAGCTTCTCCAGACAACTTCATTTTCAGTGGACAAAAACTATGCCAGTTTACTGACAGAACCATGGTGTGGCCTTATTACAATTTACATTTTAACTGTGAAAATTATGACCTTAATCTGTTTTGGCTTAAGGTGGAAAATTCGGCTATTTACAACGTTAAAAATACAGTCAATGCTTCTGAAACAAATATTTACTATGATTTAAGAGTAGTACAAATTTTTCCACCTAAATGCATCATTACTTCAAAGTACCTTACAAACGATTATTGTCACATTACAATTAACTGCACTAACTCTGATTACCCCAATAAGGTTGTGTTTAATAATGTCAGTCGATGGTACTACGGATACGGTAAGGGCAGCCCAACCCTTCCCAACTACTTTATAACTAACTTTAATGTTTCAGGTATTACTAAAAGCTTTAATCACACTTACCCTTTTAATGAGCTCTGTGATTATCCCACATCCCAATCTCAACACAGTTTAACACATACAGTAAGCACAGTAATCTTTTTAGGAATAATTGGCTTCAGCATTTTGATTATTATAGCAGCCTTTATTTATCTGTGCTGGCATAGAAAATCTTTGTGTGTTTCTAAAACAGAACCTCTTATGCCGATTCCTTACTAGTTTTCTTTTTTCTTACAGTATGGTGACGGTTCTTCTCATCTTTTTATGCCTGCCAGTCATTTTTTCTTCTTCGACTTTTGCCGCAGTCAGTGACCTTGATCCCGAGTGTTTAGCCCCCTTTGCGGTGTACCTGATTTTCACATTTGTGACTGCTACCTGCGTCTGCAGTATTATTACTCTGCTAATCACCTCGCTCCAATTTTTTGATTACTACTACGTGAGAATTGTTTACCGCAGACACCACCCCCGTTACCAAAACCCTCAAATTGCGGCTCTTTTGCAGCTCCAACCATGAAAACAGCATTAGTTCTTTTCTTTATGTTAATCCCAGTTTGGGCTAGTTCTTGTCAACTACATAAACCATGGAATTTTTTAGATTGTTATACTAAAGAAACAAACTACATAGGCTGGGTTTATGGAATTATGTCTGGCTTAGTATTTGTCTCCTCTGTAGTTTCTTTACAACTGTATGCGCGCCTTAATTTTAGTTGGAATAAGTATACTGATGATCTTCCCGAATATCCAAACCCCCAGGATGATTTACCCCTAAATATTGTATTTCCAGAGCCCCCGCGTCCTCCTTCTGTTGTTAGCTATTTTAAGTTCACCGGTGAAGATGATTGAACCTGATCTAGAAATTGATGGAAGAATCACCGAACAGAGGCTCCTCACTGATCGCGCTAGGCGACGCCAACAGGATCAAAAAAATAAAGAGTTAATTGATTTACAAACCGTGCATCAGTGTAAAAAAGGACTTTTTTGCCTGGTAAAACAAGCTACCCTTCGCTATGAATCTTTACCAGGCAAAGAACATCAACTGTGCTACACGCTGCCCACTCAGCGACAAACCTTTACTGCAATGGTGGGCTCGGTACCTATTAAAGTGTCCCAACAAGCAGGAGAACAAGAAGGCTCTATTCGGTGCCTATGTGATAACCCTGAATGTTTGTACACTTTAATAAAAACACTGTGCGGTTTAAGAAATCTTTTACCAATGAATTAAATAAATTACTTACCGGAAATCTGAAAATACATCATGGTCTCCGTGTACTCTTATAAAATTTCCCTCTTCCCAACTGTCAAACCTGACAGACTTGCAAACAGCAAACTTTCTCCAAATCTTAAATGGAAGGTCAGATTCTTCTTCCCAATCCCTACCCACCATCTTCATCTTTTCTAGATGAAGCGCAGCAGAACCCAGTATGCTGAAGAAACAGAAGAAAATGATGACTTCAACCCCGTTTACCCTTTTGACCCATTTGACACATCAGACGTACCCTTTGTTACACCCCCTTTTACTTCTTCCAATGGTCTTCAAGAAAAACCACCAGGTGTATTAGCACTTAATTACAAAGACCCCATTGTAACTGAAAATGGAACCCTTACACTCAAGCTAGGGGACGGAATAAAACTTAATGCCCAAGGTCAACTTACAGCTAGTAATAATATCAATGTTTTGGAGCCCCTTACCAACACCTCACAAGGTCTTAAACTTTCTTGGAGCGCCCCCCTAGCAGTAAAGGCTAGTGCCCTCACACTTAACACAAGAGCGCCCTTAACCACAACGGATGAAAGCTTAGCCTTAATAACCGCCCCTCCCATTACAGTAGAGTCTTCGCGTTTGGGCTTGGCCACCATAGCCCCTCTAAGCTTAGATGGAGGTGGAAACCTAGGTTTAAATCTTTCTGCTCCCCTGGACGTTAGTAACAACAATTTGCATCTCACCACTGAAACTCCCTTAGTTGTAAATTCTAGCGGTGCCCTATCTGTTGCTACTGCAGACCCCATAAGTGTTCGCAACAACGCTCTTACCCTACCTACGGCAGATCCGTTAATGGTGAGCTCCGATGGGTTGGGAATAAGTGTCACTAGTCCCATTACAGTAATAAACGGTTCCTTAGCCTTGTCTACAACTGCTCCCCTCAACAGCACAGGATCCACTTTAAGTCTGTCTGTTGCCAATCCTCTGACTATTTCACAAGACACATTGACTGTTTCCACTGGTAACGGTCTTCAAGTGTCGGGGTCTCAATTAGTAACAAGAATAGGGGATGGTTTAACATTCGATAATGGGGTCATGAAAGTAAACGTTGCCGGGGGAATGAGAACTTCTGGCGGTAGAATAATTTTAGATGTTAATTATCCCTTTGATGCGAGCAATAACCTGTCCTTAAGACGGGGATTGGGACTAATTTATAACCAATCTACAAACTGGAACTTAACAACTGATATTAGTACCGAAAAAGGTTTAATGTTTAGTGGCAATCAAATAGCTCTTAATGCAGGTCAGGGGCTTACATTTAATAATGGCCAACTTAGGGTTAAGTTGGGAGCTGGACTTATTTTTGATTCAAACAATAACATTGCCTTAGGCAGCAGCAGCAACACTCCATACGACCCTCTGACACTGTGGACAACTCCTGACCCACCACCAAACTGCAGCCTCATACAAGAGCTAGATGCAAAACTCACCCTGTGCTTAACAAAAAACGGATCTATTGTTAATGGCATTGTAAGTTTAGTGGGTGTTAAGGGTAATCTCCTAAATATCCAAAGTACTACTACCACTGTAGGAGTGCATTTAGTGTTTGATGAACAGGGAAGATTAATCACATCAACCCCTACTGCCCTGGTTCCCCAAGCTTCGTGGGGATATAGACAAGGCCAATCAGTGTCTACCAATACTGTTACCAATGGTCTAGGTTTTATGCCTAATGTGAGTGCTTACCCTAGACCAAATGCCAGTGAGGCTAAAAGCCAAATGGTAAGTCTCACGTACTTACAGGGAGATACATCTAAACCTATAACAATGAAAGTTGCATTTAATGGCATTACGTCGCTAAATGGATACTCTTTAACATTCATGTGGTCAGGTCTATCAAACTATATAAATCAGCCTTTCTCTACACCATCCTGCTCCTTTTCTTACATTACCCAAGAATAAAAACACACACAAAACACAAATTGCGTACTTATTGTTTATTTTTTTTTTTTTTTACACTATACGCGTGGTTAAACTGCCTCCTTCCCATTTTACCTTGTATACCTCCCTTTCCCCCTTTGTAGCTGAAAACAACTGCACTTGAATATTTCGACTTAGGTTTTTTGGCGTTAGCGTCCACACAGTTTCTTTACGGGCAAAGCGAGGGTCGGTGATGGAAACGAATCCCTCGCCCGCACAGTCACTCAAGCGGCATTCCCCATCCAAAACCAGGTCCATGATTTTATCCTACAAAAAGTAACAACAGTCAGTGTCCATCAGCCGCCCAAGGATTCTCTCGTTGATTATAATCTCCAAATAAAATTGCTCGATGATGCATAATTAAACCCTTTAGCAGTTGCTGACGATAACGTTCATGCCGACTATGTTTTAGAGGGCGAACAGTGTTTTCAGCAATTACTTGAACAACTTTTAACATTAGCAGTCTGGTACGACGAGCGCAACAGCGCATGCGTATCTCACTTAAGTCTTTACAATAATCACAACACAGCACTAACATGTTATTTAAAATTCCATAATTAAAGGCGCTCCATCCAAAACTAACTTTTTCTAACGCTAACCAGGCATGGCCATCATACATAATTTTAAAGTAAATTAAATGGCGACCTCTAACAAAGGTGCTTCCCACATACATCACCTCTTTAGGCATTAAATGGTTAACAACCTCCCGATACCAAAAACACCTTTTGTTAATTAAGGCGCCATATACGGCCATTTTGAACCAGCGTCCCAAAAGCATCCCAGCTGACATACACTGTAGTGAACCCGGACGCTGGCAATGACAATGAATAAGCCACCGCTCATGACCATGTAATAATTGAGTAACTTCAACATTTATAGTGGCACAACACATACATACACTCATGTATTTTTTCAAAATAAACATCTCATAATCAGTTAGAATCATATCCCACGGTATTGGCCATTCCTGCAGCACTGTAAAACCTACACATGAAGGAATGCCTCTTACCTCACTTACATTATGTAAAGTCAGACTATTACACTCAGGCCATAAAGAATTTTCCGAAGTACTCAACGTAGCTTTTGACTGTTCCTCACAGGGCGGTAGTTGGTACTTGTTGTATGGTGCCAATCTGTAGCGATACCGTCTGTCGCGCTGCATCGTAAACAACAGACTTGCGAGCGTCTTCGTACTTAAAAAAACAAAACCACGTACGACCACTGGTTATCGCACCTCGTCCTTTTTGTTTGCAGCGTTGGCGTTCCGTCAAAAAAGCAAAGTACAACCACTCTCGCAGGCTTGCTAAAATGTATTCAGCTTCAGGTGTTATCTTCAAATCATGATGTTTAATAAAGCGCAGAGTATCCACACAGGATGCATGGGCTAAACCAAGCCATGCTATGCAGGCAGCCGTGTCCCGACTTACAGGAGGAGGAGGAATACAAGGTAGAGGCATAAAAACTTAATCAAGACGGTCAGCAAGGATTTGAATGCGTAAATCTCGCAGGTGGCAGCGATCGCCTCCGCTGTGCTGGTGAAAGATCACAGCCAGATCAAATTGTAAGCGATTTTCCAAATGTTCAACAACAGCTTCTAAAAGAGCCACAGCTCTGATTTCGATAAACAAAAGCAAAGCAAATGCATTATCATGAAACTCTTCTATCATCAAACTGCCTGACTGAACCATTCCCAGGTAATTTTCATTCTTCCACTGTTGTATTATTTGAACACACTGATTTTGCAGGTTTAAACCGTGAATATTAAAAAGCTCTGTAAGGGCGCCCTCCACCGCCATCCGCAGGCAGTACTTCATATTTGCTGAAAAAAGTCTGGATCTTCAAACACCTGCAGTAAATTCAGTAGATTTACATTAGGCTCCACACCTTGGTCTCGCAGCTGACATCTTAATGCCAGTTGTATAAAATCATACAAATCAGAAGCCAGCAGCAAAGAAAGTTCACCTCCAGGTACAAGTTCCGGAGTTCCCACAGAACATACAACTTGCACAAATGGACCCATATTAGTAAGCGTGGCGCCAACGTAGACATCGCGCATAGGAGGAGTTAAATAATGCATTACCAGCAGCCAAAACTCAGGTAGCACGTCTTTAAGAAACGTCACCACCTCAAAATCTAAGCCATGCAAATAGTTCCGTAAAGACTCCGGAAACAACACGGAGTAATGAACAAGCGACCTCTGAAACATGCTTTAGGTTAGCCTGAAAAATAAAAATATGTTAAATTAAAGATGCCTGGCAAACGGGTGGAAAAACAACTCTACTTAAAAGCAAGCGCGCGACTGGCTGCTTTGCGCGAACATCGCAAAACACGTCGGAATGATTAAACAACAAAACACTGAGCTCCATTCTTGAGCCTGGATAAAGCGTTTCAGCGCCAACAAAAACCCCTCTGGCGTTCATGTCGCATAATGAAAACAATGTTCCCAAATATCCAGGAGGAATATCAACTGCTATGTGCAAATATAAAAGCACAACTCCATGTGGAGGTATAACAAAATTCGCAGGAGAAAATAACACATAAGCATTAGAGTCGCCCTCTTGTTTAGGCAACATAGCCCCAGGTCCCGTAAAATACACATAAAGAGTCTCAAAAGCAGCCATAATGCCTTACCAGAAAAACAGTACAAAGCCAGGCACAGCAGACACAATCTGCCGCAAGTGCGCACCTTTAATACTGAAAAATAGTGACGTAAATGGCCAAAGTTCGCCTACACAACACAAAAAAAACCCCAAAAGCCCGCGAAAAAAATCACTTCCGCATATGACTCGGCATAATACGGTGTTCTCACGACACGTCACATCCGGCGCGCCCGGCTCCCACGCCGCGCCCCACTTCCTCATCCGCCCAAACTTACAAGCACGCCAAAGCCACACCTCCACCCAATCAAATTACACACTACGCCCACTTCATTTTAATATTGGCACTAGTCCAGTATAAGGTATATTATTAGATAGG